CATCATGTTGCTGGATTCCACTATGAGGTACTTACATCCGCTGGGCCAAACGGGCAATCTACCTGGACAGCTCACTCGGATGTGCGTGCTTGGTCAAAAGAGCCTGAAATCTTTACACAGTTAACTACCTTTCTCCAAGAATCGGGTATGAGTTTTATACTTGATGATATGGAAGGGACACTAAGATTACCTGATTCGGATATCCAAGTCCAACGTTTCCCTTATCTTGGCCGTCTCTCTGTCATCGAAGAATGGGGTGGCAAGGCTAGAATAGTTGCTGCCTTAGATTACTGGTCTCAGATGGCTCTTACCCCTTTGCACAATACGATTAATTCATTTTTGAAAGAACTTCCGGCGGATGGTTCTTTCAACCAAGATGCAATCATCAAGCGGGTAAAGGAGTGGACTTCAAACGACAAGGTGCCTTTAAACTGTTACGACCTTTCTGCTGCGACTGACCGTATCCCTGTGACTTTACAATCACAGATACTCTCTCATCTGATGTCTTCTACATCATTCGGTACCGCTTGGCAACGGATGTTAACTGATAGACCTTACCTGACACTAGACGGTATGCTCTACAGATATTCAGTGGGTCAACCTATGGGGGCTCGTTCATCATTCCCTATGTTAGCATTAGTCCATCATGTCATAATTCAAGTTGCTGCTAATCGTGCTAAGTTGGTCGACTTTGATGCTTACGGTATTATCGGGGATGACTCGGCTATAACTACTTCTGAGGTTGGAGAAAACTACAGAAGGATTATGGCTGCTCATGGTGTTGCTATCAACTTTAATAAATCTATTGAGCATATCCAAGGTGCATTACCCGCGGCTGAGATATGTAAGATAGTGTATGTGGATGGTCATCAGATATCCAATATACCTGTTAAGTTGATCTGTAAGACAATCCGAGATGGTAAGCTCGCCACTCAGTTACAGAATGAAATGGTCAGACGTGGTCACGATCTGAATGCTAAGGCTTTCTGGCAGTTTATGGCTACCGTATTAGACAAAGAGTCATTGGCCTATCACATTAAACTGAACTTGATGCCTCTATCAGTGTCAGGGCTGTCAGCCCAAATGCCGGTACCAGGCTTTGACAAAACCGATCCTTCTTCATGGTTTCCTGGAGTCAAGTTGGATTTTGCGGACGTAGAACAGGTTTATACCTGGACAGTAGCTACCGAGTCCCTTAAAAGACTTGATGGTCTGTTGAGATCTTCACTATCTATCGCTAACCTAATTGCTTTAAAGGCGGGTCAGAATGACGAAGCCTTTGGAGGTTCTCTGCTCTCTGAGCTTAAACCGGTCGTTCAGGAATCGTCAGAGCAGGCCTCACCCGAGGCCGCGGCCGCTCTCAAAGAGCTACCGGTTCTGAA